AGCAGGTACTGGTGCAAGAACTGTAACCGTTAGTGGGCTAGACAATAATTTTGATGAAAAAGTAGAAACTGTAAGTTTAGATGGTCAAACAGGCGTTGAATTAAATGGCAGCACTTGGTTTAGAGTTAATAGAATTGTAGTAAATACTGCGGGTAGTGGCGGTGCTAATGCTGGTGTTTTGTATGTGGGAACAGAAGCAACACCTTCAGGTGGAGTGCCTACCAACAAATACGCTACAGTAGGTATAGGTGATAATCAAACCTTAATGATGACCTACACTATACCTAGAGGTTATACTGGCTATATTACTCAAAAAGATGTATCGGCATCTTCTTCAGCAGGTAAATTTGCAATTTTAAGTTTAGTGGCTAGACCGTATGGAGGAGTCTTTAATGTAAAAGACAGAGTTTTATCAAGCGAAGGATATAGCACAATTCCATACCCTTATGCTTTAAAATTTACTGAAAAAACAGATATAGAAGTTAGAGCTCAAGCAGACTCGGCAGGCGGAACAGTTACCGTTTCTGCTGCTTTAGATATATTATTAATACAAAATAGACCTTATCCAGAATAATTATGGTACAACCAAGAAAAGGTAAAGCAAGAGTAAAAATAACTGCAAGCGGTAAAAGAGTAAGTTACGGCCAAGCAGGTAAAGCTAAAGGCGGTGGCCCAAGAGTAAAGCCAGGTACAAGTAAAGGTGATGCTTATTGTGCACGATCATATGCACAAAAGAAAAAACATAAAAAAGCTGCAAAAAATCCAAACTCTCCTCTGAATTTATCCAGAAAGAGATGGAAATGTAGCGGTAAAAAATCCAGAAGAAAATAAATATAAGGAGAAAATATGATTTTTTGGGAAAAAGTAGGAAAGTTTTTTGGCTGGGTAAAAGTCAGAAATCGTGATGAAGATGGTCGATATGTTGCAGATGACAAGTCGACAAAAAAGAATGAAGCATATAAAATGGTACATAAAGATTTGGTTAAAAAACCAAAACGAAAATATACAAAAAGGAAGGTTAAATAATGGCTATTACAAGCAGTAAAGGTGTTCAAAGATTAGAAGTCTATCCACCTGCAGATAGTTCAGCTGATGATACAGCAAATGCTAAACATGAAACAGTAATGGTTGTGTATGAAAATACATTATCAGGTACTGGTGCAGATGCTCATTTAGATGGACAAGTTTCTACACAAGTAGTTCACTTAAACAAATATGTAGAAGATGGTGGCGATGCTACAGACGTTACAGGAGAAGATGCTCTTGTTCAAACAGTTTGTGGTGCTATCTGGGCATAAGTGTACGAATATAAGTGTCAAGTAACTAGAGTCGTAGATGGGGATACATGCGATTGTATCCTCGATCTAGGCTTTAGCATCTTACATAAATGCCGTGTTCGTCTATACGGTATTGATACTCCTGAGTCTAGAACTAAAAATCTAGATGAAAAAGCTAGAGGTAAACTTGCCTCTAAATTCTTAAAAGAATCTATAGAAAAAGGTAAAGAAATAATTCTTAAAAGCGAGCTAAAAGACTCTAAAGGTAAATATGGTAGAGTTTTAGGCAGCATAATTGTAGATGGTTTAGATATTAATCAAGCAATGGTTGCGCAAAATTTAGCAGTCGCATATTTTGGACAAAGTAAAGCAGACGTTGAAGCAGAGCATATGGCTAACAGAGAAAAATTAATAGCAGATGGTGCTTATACACCAGAATCTGATATATAATTTATGAATGGCCAGTAAAAAAGATGCATGCTATCACAAAGTAAAATCCAGATACAAAGAATGGCCTAGCGCATATGCTAGTGGCGCTTTAGTTAAGTGCCGTAAAGTTGGTGCAAAAAACTGGGGTAACAAAAGCAAAAAGAAAATGGCAAAAGGCGGTCATGTGATCGCTAGAGGCTTTACCAATCTCCTAGCTGGTAAAAGGAGAAAAACTAAAATTGGCTAAAGAAGGTCTTAAAAAATGGTTTTCTAGAAATCAGGGCAAAGGTTGGGTTGATTGCAAAACTGGTAAAACTTGTGGTAGACAATCTGGGGAAAAACGCAAAAGCTATCCTGCGTGTCGTCCTACTATGGCACAATGCACAAGTGCAGCTAAGAAAAAAACTAGTTCTAAACGTATAAGTTGGAAAAAGAAAGCTACAGGTGGTTTTGTATGTAAAATAGCTAAAGGGTGTGGTAAAGTAATGTCAAATAGGAGGAAAAAGACTAAGTATAGTTAGTATGCCGTTGAGTAGAGGGTCATCAGGAAAGACCATATCAAAAAACATCAGCAAACTAGTAGGCGAAGGTCGACCTCGTAAACAAGCTGTTGCTATAGCACTTAGCAACGCTGGCAAAAAAAAGGAAAAAAATATGTACAAAAAGAAAGGTATGAAATACGGCGGCAAAGTAAAAAAAATGAAGAAAGGTGGAGCATGTATTGCAGGCTCAACCCAACAACGTAGAAAAAGACAAGGCGCCAAAGTAGCTGGTAAATATTAAGAATGGCTGTTTCTGGTAGCACAAACTTCGAACCAGATATTACTGAGTTTATCGAAGAAGCATACGAAAGATGTGGGCTCGAGCTTAGAACTGGTTACGATTTAAAAACAGCAATAAGATCAGCTAATTTTATGTTAGCTGAATGGGCTAATCGTGGTCTTAATCAATGGACTATATCTACAGGGGCTCAGACGGTCACAAAAGGAACAAATAGCTACGACCTAGGGACAGATGTTATAGATGTATTAGACGTGGTTATACGACGAACTGTTGGCTCTACAACAACTGATATAAGATTAGATAAATTATCAAGAGCTGAGTACTTCAATATACCTAATAAAGATACTGAAGCTAAACCATCTCAGTATTTTATTGATAAACAGATAAATCCTAAAATTTATGTTTATCCAACTCCAGAAAATTCAACAGACATTATAAGATTCAACAAATTAACAAGGCTAGATGATGCCGACGACGCAAAAAATACAATGAATATCCCTTTTAGTTTTTATCCTTGTTTCGTCGCAGGTCTAGCCTACTACTTAAGTATGAAAAAAGCTCCTGAATTAGCAGGCCAACTCAAAGCTATTTATGAAGAAGAGTTTAGGAGAGCTGCTGACCAGAATGAAGATAGAGCTTCTTTCCGAATAAAACCATCTATAAGGAGTAATTAATGGCTTACACAAGTGCTAAATTTGCTTTAGGACTATGTGATAGATGCGGTTTTAGGTATAAATTGCATGAATTACAGAAAGAATGGACTGGTTTCAAGGTTTGTTCTGAATGTTATGAGCCAAAACACCCACAATTAGAGCCATTTACACATGTAGCAGACCCTGAAGCCATTTACGAGCCAAGACCAGATACAGATATCGAGGCAAATGATGGTAGAGTCTACACACCAACAAATATTATAGGAAAAACATTTAAAGGATTTAAAATTACATCTGCTTTAGGAACAGTTACAATAACAACATGACACTTACAGAACTAAAAAACCTAATACAAGACTTTTTACAAAATACAGAAACAACATTTGTTAATTCTTTAGATGAAATTATAAAAAATGGTGAAGAAAGACTCTTTGAAGAGGTTGAATTTGACTACTTTAGAAAAACATCTACAGGAACACTATCAACTGGTGATAGATTTTATACAGCACCATCTGATTTTGTCTTAGCTTTTAGTTTTGCAGTCAAAGATTCTGGTAATGACTACAATTATTTGATAAAAAAACACCCATCTTTTATGCAAGAGTACGATGTCGACCCAACCGACACTACAAAACGAGCTTTACCTGTTTATTATGCTGATTATGACAAAGAACTGGCTACAGGGTCAGCTGGATCTACTTTAATTGTCGCTCCAGTACCAGATTCTGACTATTCTGTAGAGTTAAACTATCTTTATAAGCCAACAAGTCTAACAACTGATACATCAGGGACCTGGTTATCACAAAATGCTAGAAATGGCCTACTTTATGCTTGCTTAATGGAAGCATATACCTTTATGAAAGGTGATCCTGACCTTTTACAGCTTTACGAAACAAGATATAATCAAGAAGTAGCGAGATTAAAAAATAGAGCTGAAGCGAGAGGAAGGAAAGATGAATATCGTTACGATTCTCTGCGTAAGCCAGTAACTTAATGAAAAATATTGAATCACTTGAAGGCAAGCACGTTGCAATTGTTGCTTTGGGAGCTAGTTGGCAAGACTATAACCTAGCAAAAAGCCACGGGGCTAATTTCGACGAGGTATGGGCTATAAATGCCGTATCTTCAGTTATATTTCACGACAGAGTATTTATGCTAGACCCAGCATCTAGATTTTTAGACTCTGACGATGCGGGTAGTCAAACACCAGCTATGCGTAAGGTGTTAACAGAGCACCAGGGCCCTATTTATACATGTGAATTGGATGAAAGATGTCCAGGTCTTGTCGAATACCCAATCAACGAAGTTATGAAAGCAGGCAAATCTTGTTATCTTAATAATACTGTAGCTTATGCAGTCGCATTCGCTTATATGTGTAAAGTTGGCAAGTTATCTTTGTATGGTGTTGATTACAGCTATAAAGGTAATCTACATTTTGCTGAACAAGGCAGAGGATGTGTTGAGTATTGGTTAGCAAAACTGATTGCAGAAGGTTGTAAAGTAGGTGTTGGCAAATCTTCTTCTTTACTGGATTCAAATGAAATGGCAGAAGACAAGTTGTACGGCTACCATCGTTTAGATGATCCTATGATTGTTTTACAGAATGATGAGGGTAATTATATAGCAATGAAAAGAAGTGAGTATCAAAGCAGAGCTGTACCAGAACCAGAACCACAAAGAATAGTTCTTGGTCGACAAGACCCACCAGAGCCGAAAAAGTGGTAGAATAAATTATGGCTATTACATCAACAACATGTACATCATTCAAACAAGAACTGTTTAAGGGTGTGCATAACTTTGATCAAAGCGGTTCACCAGATACGTTTAAATTAGCTTTATACACAAGTTCTGCAGATTTAGGGGCATCCACAACTGTTTATACAACATCTGGCGAAGTAAGTGGCACTAACTATACAGCTGGCGGCGCAACGCTAACACTTAAAAGCGGGACACCAACAACTGATGGAACTACAGCACTTGTTGACTTTGATGATTTAGTTTTTTCTAATGTAACTTTGACTGCACGTGGAGCTTTGATTTATAACTCTACTGATAGCAATAAAGCAGTTTGTGTTATAGACTTTGGAGAAGATGTAACAGCTACAGCAGGAAATTTAACAGTTAGCTTCCCATCAACTGGGGCAAATACATCAATAATTAGGATTGCATAATGGCAGAATATACAAATAATTTAAGATTAAAAGAAATAGCAAATGGTGCAGAGTCAGGGTCTTGGGGGACATCAACCAACACTAATCTCGACTTAATTGCAGAAGCTTTTGGTTATTCATCTTATGATGCTTTTAGTTCAGATGCTGATGTTTCTATAACAATTGAAAACTCAGGAGCAACACAAGATTTGAAAAGAAGTATGTACCTTAAGTTCACATCTACAGCCACTCTTTCAACAACGAGAACTATTACAATAACACCTAATACAATAAGTAGAGTTTTGTTTATAGAAAACGCTACAACAGGATCACAAAGTATAGCCATATCACAAGGGTCAGGCGCTAATGTCACTATAGG